CACCGCCTCAGTGCAAGGTTCTGAAACCACAGTAGATTTCTTTGTGGTGGCAGGGTACGGACAGCAGAGCGAAGGCATCGTAACCAACAGGCACCTGTTCGCTCCTGAAATCAACACTGCGGCAGGATTCCTATCGGTGCGGGCTTTGCACGAGGCCGCAGATTTCAGCGTGTCGGTGCCTGAGAACCATCCATACCCAGTGGTAATCCCGATGCAAGACTTCACGGGGGACGACCTCAACAGATTTTCGTACACAGGCGGCAGCATTACCGTGACCACTTTGACCTCTATGCCAGATGCAGATGCAGCGTTCACAGACGGCTCTTTCGTTTACGTCTTAGACTACGGCCCTGCGAGCTGGGGCGCCTCAAGGTGGAACATATCGGGCGCTTCTTCTACATTCTATGGCAGGATAGCAAGCCCTTCGGATGTGCGGACGCTTAAGGTGACAATCAACCAGATAGGCGAGCACGAACAGCGCAGCCCGTACGTGTCTGTTTATTGGCTAAATGAACTTGGCGGCCTTGACTATCTGCTATTTGACGGCAGACTTAAGACCACATCGGACGTAGAGCACGAACAGAGGCAAGGCATAGTGGGCGGCTTCGACGCCTCGGCCAAGGTAGACAAGTATCGGCATAACCTAATAAGCTTCAGCCGCGAAGTGACCACAGAAATCGAAGTCACCAAGACGCACCTTACCGACATCGAAGTGCGCTTGGCGGCGAGCTTACAAAGGAGCAGGGCGGCGTGGATGAAAACCAAGGGAGAAGGAGTCAAGCCTGTGATGATTAACTCGGTCGACTTTGACAACAACGTCCAAAGAACCAGCAAGCTGCGGCCTTGCACTTTGTCCATGACTCTAGCCCTCGAAGAAAGATGTTAACACTACACGTATTGAAGGGCACAACCACCATGGCCCTAGACTTGATGGAGTCGCAACCCATTAGCCTCTCTTTGCGGTTCCAGGACTTGCAGTCGGTCAACTCGGCTGTGGGTGCGTTTTCGCAGAACTTTCAAATCCCAGCAACGCCAAAGAACGTCGATTTCTTCGACCACTACGACGGCATGGGGGAGGTGGTGTCTACGTTCAACCCAAAGCGGAAATACGACGCATGGATATCTGACGACGGACTGCCCGTGCTGCAGGGTAGCTTGCAGCTGCTAAGCATCCTAAAGTCCAAAGGAAAGGCAATCAGCTTTGAAATCTTGGTTGTAGGCAACACTGGCGATTTGACGGCCACGCTGCGGAACAACAACCTCGAAGACCTCGATTTCTCAGGTCTTGACCACAACTTCGACAGTGACACGAAGCTGAACAATCTGCTGAGCAACACAATAACGGGCACTGGCATCTCGGCCACGTATTCTGGCGAGTTCTGCTACAGCCCAATGCTCAAGAGGTCGACAGGGGTTGACTACCAAACGGAGCCAATCGACGCGGCACACTTGGTGCCATACATTAAAGTGCGGAAGGTGTTGGATGCTATTTTCGCATTGGCTGGCTATTCCTATTCTAGTGTCTTCTTCTCCAACTCAGGCGACGGCGCAAACGTGTGGATGCCAGTATTCAGGGGAGGCAGGTTTTCCCTTATTTGCAAGGACGACGTGCCTGCCAATTTTTCATCTGGGCTAGACACTGACGCTACAATAGCGGGTGGCGTTTTTCAAGGGGTGATAAACATCAACAGCTATGCGGCGCAACTCATACCAGTAACAGGAGAAGTGCTGCTGAAATACGCAAGCACCGCCGATGACCATGGCGCTGCAGACCACGATGAACACTCAGTGTGGGACGATGCGAACCACAAATTCGTGGCACCCCATGGGCGCGTGTATCGACTGCGGCTGAAAAATCAGGTGGTAAACCGCACCGACGTTTCAGGGCAAATACAGATTATTGCCAAAATCAACAACGTCGCCACAGAGTTCCGCACCATATACTGCCCTGCGCAGTGGTACGTGCCACAGTTGCGCACGGAGTTGTTCGAACTAGATTTAGATGCAAACGACGAAGTGACGTTCTTTGTCAAAAGGCTGAATAGCTTTGGTGGTAACACGAAGCTAGGGTTTGCACACACAAGCACCTACCCAAGCAGGGCGTACGGCCTCGATAGTGGTGTGGGCGACCCGTACCTCTTCGATGTAGACGTGGCGGCCAACATGCCAGACACCACCTGCGTCGATTTTCTCGCAGGCCTCCAAAAGACCTTCAATCTGGTGTTCGTGCCTGACGAACGCACCAAGACATTCAAGATAGAACCCGCGCGGCTATACCTTAGTACAGGCGCCACGCTAGACTGGGATGCCAAGATAGACTACGGCAAACCGCTTGTACATAAACCCACCACCGACCTACAGTCACGTATCTACGAGTTCGCGCACGCAGAAGGCAATGACTATGTAAATGCTTCGCTACAGGACTCTGCTAACAGGACGGCAGGCAGGATGAGGATAGTGGACGTCGATAACGACTGGGCCACAGGAACGGAGGAGATTTCGAACGGGTTTGCGGCATACGTGCCAGTAGACACGGTTGGAGGTCTACGCACCTTCATCGCTTACGACACCGACGGAGAAATCATCGACAATCAGCCGCCGATGCTGTGCTACTTGGCCGATGCTTCGCGCAGCCAAGATTTCAGGGTGAATCGCTCGGGCAGTATAGTCGCAAGGGGCCAGTATGCGTTTTTCTCACCGTTTTCGACTTCGCCATCCACTAGCACCAGCACCGCCTTGCTGTTTGGGCCTGACGTTTTTGTAGATGACGCCGTGCAGCCCAGCCGCACACTGTACAATGAACATTGGGCCACTTATTTTCAAGAACAGTATTTTGCAGAAAGCAAGATAGTGGAGTGCGACGCGTTCCTTACGCCCACTGACATCAACCAGCTGGACTTCTCGCAGAGCATTCGGTTAAGGGACGGGGTATACAGGATTCTAAGCATAGACAACTACACAGCCAACGCAGAGGAGTCGAGCCGCTTGACTTTGATAATGGTCGCGGGCGATATCCAATTGTGCGAGTTTATTGAGCCAGTGGTGTCTGATAACGGGCTGGTTACTTTTACCAATGCGGCCACCAAAGCCACAGGGCAGGCAGGCACGAAGAAGTGTTGCGAGTATTTTGGGTACAACTTTGACGGCAATGCTTGTCGAATGCCTGTAGGCCCAGGGCCAGCAGAGCCAGTCGTAGGCACCGCGTTTGAAGACTTCGTGAACGGCGTTGGACCGACTAACCCTGTACCGAGCGTGCCGATGACCGCAGTTACTGAGGCGATTTCGGTAACTACCGACGGCATCGACGCCATAAGCTTTGATAGTTCGGCGCAGCCCATACCTGCTGGAAAGGTAAGCACTACCACCGCACTGCAGTTTGCCAGCAACACGCAGCTGGGCAAGGTCGACAACATCACGGTTACGGGTGCGACAGACTTAGATGCTATCAAGGGCAAAACGGACTTAATCGGTCTTAATGCTGGCGCCACCGCCATTACCAGCCTGACGCTTGAGGGCACAGTCATTAGAGCCGACAAGATTCTAACCACTACGGCACTTAACTTTGCTTCGGACACGCAACTTGCGGCTATCGCGTCGAACTCTTTGACGGTCGCGAGCCACGCAACTAGTCTTGCAGACATAGACAACAAGACTGACCTTATAAGCATTACCCAGCAGCACGACCTTGACAGCACCAAAGAAACGGTCGGCAACATAACTTCTTCATCAGCTGGCATCAGCGGCTTCACGGTCGCCGCCACTGCAAAGCCGCTCACTGCTGACCAAGTAAGCACGACCAGCACCACCAACAAGTTCGTATCGCAGGCTCAAATCAACAAAGTTAACTTTCTGACCGTCACCGCTAGCGCGGACATAGATGCAGTCAAAGTTGTTACCGATGCAATCACGGTTAATGGGGCTGGAAACGTTACAGGCATATCCGTAACGGGGACGGTCATTGACGCAGACAACGTGTCGTCTAGTGGCACCAACAAGTTCACCACTGCGGCTAACCTGACCAAAATTGGCTTTTTGGCCGCCGACGCGACAGGCATCACGCAAATCACTGTTAGCGACACAGTTGTTATTCAGGGGGACGACGTAGGCAATTTCTTTTCTGGTGGCACTGGTGGCACCGCTTCAAGAACAGGCGTAACGGGCGACAGGCTCATTACCATCACCAACTCGGGCATAATGTCAGAGGTCGCAGACGGTTCAGCGGGCCACTTTTTGAAGACTGATGGCAGCGGCAATCTTTCCTTTGCTGCGGCGTCGGGTGGCGGAGGAGGATGGCATGGCAGCACTACTCTCATCAAAGTCCTACCTACCGAGTGGGTGGGTGGCGACGTTGGGAGGGCCATCGTCAAAATTCGAATTGAGGACGACACCGCAAACCTTCTAGGCGCCCAATGCGACCAAGCCTCTGGCAGCATTTTCGCGTTTAATGAAATTCCCACGGGTTATAAAGCCACCCACGTAAAAGTGAACGCCAGCAGCGCGGTGTCGAACGGGGTAGATGTGCTGCACTACGCCATCGCCACAGGCGCCACGTCCAACTCGACAACGGGCGACACCAACTCTACTATCGACATAACCGACATGACTTCCTCAGCAAGCAACGCGTTAGTCATCAAAGTAACACCTGGAGCCACGACAGTCTTTATTTATTCGGCAGAAATCACAATTGCCGCAGTCTAATCTGACCAAATGAGAATACCAGACCCGAACATGATTAAGAGAAGCATCAAGCTAGCTATCTTTTTGGCCCGAATCAAAAGGCGCCCATGGTATATGGTTGCGTTTGACCTTGTGGCGACTGTTTTATATACAGCAGTCTTTGGATATGCTCTTTACATGATAATCTCAGCAACATGGCAGATGGCAACATCGTTCTCACAATAGATGCAGAAACAGGCGAAGCACAAAAGCGGGTAGACAAGCTGGAGGGCAAAGTACAGGACCTCACCAACAGCATAACGGAGTTAGGCGGCAAAGTAGATGCCAGCTTTCAGCGCATGGAGGCTTCTGTTAAGTCTGTGGGCGATGAAGTGTCGGGTGTGGGCGGTCAGATATCGTCCGAATTCGAACAGGTCAACGACAAAATCGACTCGGTGAGTGAAACGCTTGATAGCGTGGCCAACGACTTTTCGGCCCTTGGCGACACTGCGCTCACGCAATTCGAAGGGCTAGGCACTGGAATCACAGATACCATCGATTCCGTCAAGGGGTTTACTGGCGCATTTAAGGGGCTTAACACTGTTGTCGCTATGTCGGGTGTAGGTCTATTGATTACCCTTCTCGCTTCCTTGATTTCGTACTTCAAGAACACCGAGGCGGGAGCAACCATGCTGAAAAAAGGCATGGCGGGGCTGTCGGCCATTGTCGGCGTGGTTACCAATTATTTTGCTTCTTTGGGCGAGTTCATAGTGAACGCATTCACCAGTCCGCAAGAGGCACTTGACACTTTGCGCGACAAGTTCCAGGGACTAGGCGACTTTCTCAAAGCTTTCCCTGCTCTATACCTGAACGCGCTGCAGTTCTACTTCTTAACCCTTAAGGAAACGATTCTTTCTGTGGCGGCAGCAACCGCCGAGTTCTTTGGCAACGAAGCCACAGCCCTCAACGCACAGCTAGAGGAAACGCGTCAGAAGCTAGAAGACGTCAAAAAGGAGGCTGTTGAAAATGCCAAGGCCATCAAAGACGGCGTGACCGATGCCTTGGGCGCGGTGAAGGACGGATTAGAAGGTGTGGCCGATGCGGCGTCTTCTGCCGTTACTGAATCCATGCGCGCCGTAGACTTGGCAGAGGAGGTGCGCCTAGCAACAATGGCGAATCTTAAGGCCGACGCAGCGCTGAACAAGCAGCTAGCCGCTAGGCAGGCCATCATCGACAACGAGAGGCTGTCATACGCACAAAGAAACAAAGCCCTCCAAGAAGCTATCGAAATCCAAAAGACTCTAGATGCTGGCGCTATCGCAGCGCTCGCAGCGGAGGAGGAACTGCTAAGGCTAAGAATGTCTACTGAAAACGATTTGGGCGCGCGGCGCGAGTTGGAAATGGAGTTAGCCGAGAAAATCGCAGAGCGCATCGAAGCGGAGCAGACACAGAGCGAGAATGCAGCAGACGCCCGCAGGGAATTAACAGACATGGCAATCGATGAAGCACGACGAGTGCGAGAAGTCGACGAGATGCTAGCAGATTCTAAGGAGCGAGCGATGGCGCGCACCGTTGATGCGCAAGAGCAGGCTGACCTCTTGGCGCTAGAGTCGATGCTCAAGCGTGACATGGCAACCATGGTAGAGATACAGGCCACGGAGGAACAAAAGAACGAACTGCTAGAGAACTACGAGAAGCAACGCTTAAAGATATCGAACGAGTACGCGTTAGAAAGGGCCGCAGAGCAGCAGGACATCGAGCAAATGATAACGGATGCTCAGGGCCAAGTATTCGGCGACAGGCTATCTATTACCCAAGAGCAAGAGATTCTTGAGCTAGAGATGCAGAGGCAATCGGAGTTGCGCAGCCTTGAAGAGATGGGAGCCACAGAAGAGCAGAAGCTGCGCATGCAGGCAGGCTTCGACCAACAAGCCATCGACATGGCGGAACAGCACGCCGACCAGCGGCTACTGCGAGAGCAGGAACTATCCGACTCTATGGCAGAAGTCAGAAGACAAGGTGAGGAGTTAGGCATCGCGATGATGTCAGACGCCTTCGGGCGCCGACAAAAAGCAGAAGCAGAGTTCGCCGCAGAGCAGAGGCTGGAGGAACTCGACATGGCGGAGCTACAGTCGATGCAAGACCTTGAGATGATGGAAGCTACCGAAGAGCAGAAGCTAGAAATGGCCAAGTACTATGCCGACCTTCGGCTCGATATAGAGAGGGACTCGGCGGGCAAAATCAAGGACATCCAACGTGTGCAAGCGGGCCAGCAATTCGACATGTTCGCCTCTGCTGGCGACGAAATCCTGTCCATGCTGAGCGAGAGAAACGACGACATGGAGGCCGATACCGAGGCATCTGCGCGGCGCCAGTTCGAGAAGAACAAGAAGTATCAAAAGGCCAGCGCTATTATCGCAGGAGCACAAGGCGTGGTGCAGCAGCTCGCGGTACCACAGGATGCGCTTACTGGCGCCAACTTTGTCAAGGCTGCAATGGTCGCCGCCACCACCGCCTTTAGCGTGTCACAGATTGAAAGGCAGAAATTCGACAGCTCCAGCTTTGCCGCAGACGACGGACTAGGCAGCGCAGATGGTTCAAGCATAACGCCCATCGACCTTTCTTTCTTGCAGAGAGATGCAGAATCCACAGAGCCACTGCGGGCGTATGTTGTCAATCAGGAAGTACAGAATGCAGCGATGCAACAAACACTAATCGAGAACAAAGTGAACTTATCATGAAAATCATAGAACTAGTCATAGACGAGGATGCCGAGCACGGCGGAGTAGATGCCATCTCCCTTGTGGACGAACCCGCTATTGAAACGGACTTTATTGCCTTATCTAAGCACCGCAAGTTCAAGCAGGTCAAGGAGCGCCAAATGCTCATTGGCCCAGCACTTATCCCCGACAAGATGATATATCGCAACGACGAAGAGCGTGGCGACTACAGCGTGTATTTCAGCAAGAAGACTGTCGCCAAGGCCATGGAGCTGTACATGGGTCGCGGCAACAACCGTTCTTTCACTCAAGACCACGAGTTTAAAATCGAAGATGTCGCGGTCGTGGAGTCATGGATAGTCGAGGACACGGCCATGGACAAGAGCAAGCTATACGGCTTTGACGTACCCAAGGGCACGTGGATGGTGGCCGCCAAGGTCAACAACCTCGAAGTTTGGGCGGAATTCGTTAAGACAGGCGTAGTTCGTGGATTTAGTATCGAAGGGTATTTCATGGACCGCCAGCTATTCTCGGCCACTCCTCAGCAATTACAAAAATCGCTAGACCTGGCATCGTCTGGATTGCACAAGGTGCGCAAGCGCCTGCTTAACATGGAGGACGATTTAGACGACATGGGCGAGGGGGCAGTGGCCCGTGACATAAACCGCGAACTTAGGCGTGTGCAGGACGACTTAGACAAGATGTATTATTCGGTAGGTCAGGCAGAGGATGAAACATTCGCCAAACAAACTTCGCTATTAGACGAAATAGAAGAAGCGGTTAAAAGTCACGCGAAGAAGTAGTTTTTTGGACGATGAAACTATTACAACAAATCGAAGCCATCCTCACCAAGTACAATCTTGCTGACGGAGAGGCACCAGCGGCTGAAGAAGCCACAGTTAGCGAGCGCAAGCTTGAAGACGGCAACAGCATCTTTTCAGACGGCGACTTCGCCGATGGCAGTAGCGTGTTCGTAGTCAACGAAGAAGGCGAGCATATCCCACTGCCCACTGGGGAGTACGTCATGGACGACGGCAGCACCCTGTCTGTAGAGGATGGCATGGTCGCAGAAGCAGAAGCTGAGGAAGAAGTCGAAGAAGAAGTGGCCGCCGAAGAAGAAGAGGACGACTACAACGAAGAAGAAGAGGAAATGGAAGACGAAGAGGACGAAGAGATGGAAGACGAGGAAGAGGAAGAGGAAGAAATGACCAAAGAGGAAGACGAAGAGATGGAAGACGAAGAGGAAGAAATGTTCAGCAAGCAGCTGTACAATCGACAAGAAGTGCAGGCGCTCGTGCGCAAAGTCGTCAAAGACGTCGCCAAGGAGCACCGTATGGAAGTCGCTGCCCTCAAGAAGCGCATCACCAACCAAAAGCGCCAACTACGCCGTGCAGGCACAAAGCCAGTGCGCCGTGCAAAGTTGCGCCACCAAGAAGACCCCACGAAGCAGTACGAACCTAAAGCCATGGGAGCTGCTTTCGACATTTTTAATCAATACAAATAAGAACAATGGCAACTACATTCTCAAATAGCAAAACGTATGCTGGCGAACTCGCTCGCCCGTATATCGCTGCTGCAATTAAGTCCGCGCCGACCATCGGCGAGGGCCGCGTTACCGTCAAGGAAAACGTTAAATACCGCGAGGTGCTGCGCAAGCTGGACACCGCTGGCATCGTACAAGCAGCGGCTTGTGATTTCACACCTGCTGGGGTAGTCGACCTCTCAGAAATCGTGCTCGAACCCACCGAGCTGATGTCTAACTTGCAGCTATGCAAGAAGGACTTCCGCGCCGACTGGGAAGCACTCAACACTGGCCGTGGTTTCATTAACGACCAACTCCCACCCGAGTTCCAGCAGTACCTTCTGCTCCACGTCGCATCTAAGATTGGCGAGTCCATGGAGGACAACGTATGGAAAGGTGGCACGTGGGACTCTGCAGGGGCCTCTAGCAACGACTTGTCATCCGCAGCCGCAGATGGCGCTGATTCAGGAGCAACTGCTGGCGACAGCCTTACTGACACGTTTGACAACAACCACTTCACAGGATTGTTGCAGCGCATCTCTGATGGCGGCTCTAACACACAGAGCGAAGGCTCAGGCGCCGCGTTCTCTACTAGCAACATCTTGACGAACTTGGACACGTGCATCGACGCCTTGCCCTCTGCTTTGCAGGGCGACCAAGAAGTGAAGATTTACATGAGTCCTAAGTCTTACTACATCTACTACCGCAAGTTGGTGTCTGCAGGAACGCACCCAGGGTTTAACTACGCTACTGACATCAACAACAACTACTTGGGATACCAACTCCACGTTTGTCCAGGGATGTCAAACGACGCAGTAGTGGCAGCACGCCCCGACAACTTGTTCTTCGGCACAGATTTGAAGAGCGACCACAACAGCGCAGTGTTCATCGACATGACAGGCCAAGACGGCTCTGACAACGTTCGTATCGCTTACCGCTTCACTGGTGGCACCCAAGTCGGAGTTGCAGGCGACTGCTCTTTGGTTTCACGTTACGCTACCACATAATAGATAAAAGATGGCAACTATCACAGCAGGGCGCGCCCTACAAGACCGCGATGCCATTGGTGGTATCAAAGCGGTATACGTCGTTACTACTTCCGCAGATGCGGTGCTGTTGTTGGATGACGCGAACTGCACTCGTGCAAGCAACGCGATTTCAACCACTAGCGTCTCAAGCGGAAAGGCGTACAAGCTGGCTATCCTTCGGGGCGCTGGCGGATTCACGCAGTCGGTGGAAGGCTCATTGGACAACGGCACGTACTCTTACAATATGTCGCTGGAGTTCACTTTGCACAAAATCGACGTCGCGACGCAAACGCTTATCGACGCACTAGCCAAAACGCGTTCCACTTTGCTCATTCACGACAATAACGACAATGTTATTGCCGCTGGATTTGGAAACGGAATGGAAATGGTGGGTGGTTCGTTCCAAACAGGAGCAGGATTCGGTGAATTGAACGGCACTACCATGACGTTCGAGGGCCGTGAAACGTTCCCCGCGCCATTCCTCGCCGCGACGGCAGGAGTCGGAACAACCAACTATCCACTTGACGGATTGACCGCATCGTTTACTATTCAGTAATAGATAGGAGTTGATGATTGGAAAGGGTCGTAGTGTTAAAGCTGCGGCCCTTTTTTGTTTTTTTGTATGGATGCTCTACTTCACTAACAACAACGCCACCGACAAGATTACTGTCGACTTGTTCACGATGCATCAATTTCGAGATACGCTCGCTAGCAACCTGAACAAAACCGTGGCAAAGTTCGTTAGCCGCACAGGCACAGACTTCTTTTGGGCAGGCTCATTCTACATAGACCCGTCAGATTCGAGCAGGCAGTTGCCGCGATGGGACGTCACGAACACGCGCCTCTGCACCATGGACAACTTGGAATTGCCCACCCTACTAAAGGAGGGGTATTATGATGTTGAGTTTTACAAGGCTGCGGTAGCGACCATCGACAATCCAGGGCACCAAGGACTTCTAGCCACCGACGGCACCACTGTCGTAACCGCGACAGAGAAAGTAGGTAGCGTACTTTTGTTCGTGAAGAATCAGGAATACGTAGACTTTATCAACACGCCAACAGATAGCGCCGAAATCGGCGTGCCCACAATCGTCATTAATTAATGGAACTACTAAATCTGGCCAAGTATGTCGAGCGTTCTTACGAAGAGTACGAATTGCCCGATGGGTATGTGCAATATGGAGAAGACAACCTTTATCCGCAGTATCTAGTCGGCCTCTACAACAGCAGCGCCACACACGGCGCCCTGTGCAACACTATTGCGCAGATGTTCGCAGGTACTGGCTTGTTGAGTGCCAACACTTCTGTGATTACGAAGCTTTCCGAGTGGAACTCTGGCGAGGAACTGCCAAAGTGCGCGCTCGACCTTAAAATACAGGGCGGATTCGCTTTGGAGGTCAGGTGGTCCCTAGACCGCTCTACCATCAGCAACGTCCGACACCTGCCTTTCGAAAACCTGCGCAGCGGGCTGCAAGACATCGACGAGCGTGTGCGGCACTACTACTACAGTACGAACTGGGAAGAAGCGCACCACCCTGACCACACACCGCAAAAGATTCGTTCGTTTCACGTCGACGACAAAGAGGAGCACCCGCTGCAGGTGCTGGTGGTGCGACCGTTTAGCGTAGGCAGCCAATACTACCCAAAGCCCGACTACATCGGTTCTGTCAATTATGTCGAGCTAGAAAAGAGCATCAGCGAGTTCCACATCAACAACATCAGGAACGGACTCAGCCCTTCGTTTCACATCGCCTTCAAGAACGGACAGCCAGCCATTGAAGAAAGGGAGCGCATCCGCCGCGACATCGAGATGCAGATGTCAGGGTCGCAAAACGCGGGCAAGTTCATTATCACTTACAGCGACGACCCCGACCGCAAGCCAGACTTCGAGCCGTTTCCGCTCTCAGATGCAGACAAGCAGTTCGAGTTCTTGAGCACCGAAACCACCGATAAAATCATGGTAGGCCACCGCGTGGTGAGTCCTGCAATGTTCGGAGTTAAAACCGCTGGCGAACTGGGCAATACCGAGGAGTTACAAATCGCAAGCCAACTGTTCGACCGTCAGGTGGTAGCCCCAGCGCGGATGCTGTTGTGCAACACCTTTAAGCGCTTACTGTCTGACGCAGGAATGCCCAGCGACGTCCGCATGGAAAGCGCCAGCCCCTTTTTGCCAAAGGAGGAGAAGCAAAGGTACTCAGCGACACCCAAATACGATTTGGAGTGGCTGCTGTCTAAGGGCGAAGAGGTCGATGAAAGCGAATACGAATTGGTGGATGAAAGACCAGTAGACTACGAACTTGAAGACAAGCGCGACATCTTGACCAAGTTCGCGAAAATCGTGCCTGACAGCGCTGGCGGCAGCACATTCGACACGCCCCTATTCAAAGTGCGATACATTTACGATGGCGACAACCCAAAGGACAATAGCCGCGAGTTCTGCATACTGATGAAGCGCGCTAACAAAGTCTTCAAGCGCGAAGACATCGAGCAAGCGCGAGGCTCCATCGCAGAGATGTCTTCAGGCCACGACATCTGGCTACACAAAGGAGGTGTTAACTGTTACCACTTTTGGACACGCCGCACTTATCTTAAGCGCACGGGTCGCAAGATTAGCGACTCTAACTTGCGTTCATTGTTAAACGACCTAGACGCCCAAGAGCGCCGCGCTAACGAAATCGCCGACGAGCAGAGAGAAGTCGGAATCGCGCCAAGGGATATGGGAATGACTAACTTCTGATGGCAATACCAAAGATACACCTATTCGCTTCGCCCGAATACGTTCGCCGCATCACGCAAGTCAATCTTGCGGTAGATGACGACCGCATCGTGCCCGCGATTATCCTTGCTCAAGACAAGCACTTGCAGCCCTACTTGGGTACTAGGCTATACGACCGCCTCCTAGCGATTCTATCAGGCTCTTCGGCAAGCGCCAACGAAACCCTCCTATTGGACACACACTGCCGCAGGGTGGTGGTGTGGTGGACAGTGGTCGAGTTGCTGCCAGACCTGCACACCTTTATAGATGCTGGTGGTTTGCTTACGAGGGCGCCCGAAGGCTCGGAGGCACTCGACCCCGCGCAGATGTCGAAGCACATCGAACGAGCACGAGGGAATGCCGCCTTCTACACCACGAGAATGATAGACTACTTGTTATTTAATCAGAGCCTTTATCCTGAATACACCAAGGCCACCGAGGAGGAGATGCCAGCAGAAACGAGCGCATACTACCAAAGCGGCATGACTATCTCGGGCAGAACGAACTTGCGCGACCTTCGAAACTATTACAACGCTATATTTCCTCTTTCCAATGGGTCAGGCTCTTAACACCTTGCGCGTAGGTCTACGCCAAAAGCGAACCGCGCTAGTACGCCAAAACGTAGTGGCGAAGGACTTGGCTACCGTGCAAAAGCGGATGCTGAAGGTGCGAACGGCTATCGAGCGGGCAGGGAAAGAAAGTGACCAAGTAGAACATTGGTACAGGATGACGGAAAAGACCATCAAGAGGTTTGTTGCGAACAAGTCTAACGAGTTCAAGAGCAAGAAAGAGGTGGTGAAAATCATGAAGCGGTTCGCAGACAGTCGATATACTGCACAGGACAGATGGGAGCAAGCAAGCATAGCGAGCGACGCCTATGGCGACCTTTTTAACGCGTATAACAAAGCAAAAGACAATGGCGAATTCGAAGACTAAAAACGAAAAAAGGGTCAAAAACGTCCACAGGCTGAAGGCATGGCTGAAGAAGAAAAAGAAAAATGGAGATAGGCGTTTCAACGTATGAGGCAGTCATGCTGGCGGCAGCGCTGGTGGGCATCTATGTCAAGCTACACAGCGAAGTAGGACACTTGCACGTTCGTGTAAAGGCACTAGAAGCCGCCGACAATAAAGTGCAGGACATGTTGTCCAAGCTATATAACGAGATTCAAGAGATAAAACTATTACTAGCACGCAAAAACTTAGATGATTGAACTACACAGGAACGTCCACATGCTGGACAGCGACGAAATCAGCAGCCAGTGGCTACTCATGTCCGACATTCACTGGGACAACCCACACTGCGACCGCGAGCTGTTGCGCGCCCACTTGGACAAAGCGCTGGCAGCGAACATCCCTGTACTTATTAACGGTGATTTTTTCTGCCTTATGCAAGGCAAGTTCGACCCAAGACGCAGCAAAGAAAACGTACGGCCCGAGCACAACGTCAACAACTACCTAGATGCGGTAATCAAGAGCGCTGTCGAGTGGTTCGCGCCATACAAGAGTATCTTGCGGCTGTTAGGCTACGGCAACCACGAAACCAGCATCGTGCGCAACTGCGAGACAGACCCACTGCAACGATTTGTGGATTTGTTCAACGCCACCCACGGCACCGAGTTGATGACAGGAGGCTATGGCGGGTGGATTCTCTTAAAGATGCGCGACTATACTTACAAAATCAAATACTTCCATGGCAGCGGCGGGGGAGGGCCAGTGACCAAGGGCGTGATACAAAACCAGCGTCGCATGGCCATGCACGAGGGCATGGACTGCATTTGGATGGGCCACGTCCACGAAATGTACACGATGTACCACACGATAGAGTCGCTCAACAGAAAGTGGCGACCAGTTCTAAAAAACGTGCTGCACATTCGCACGCCTAGCTACAAAGAGGAATACGACGGAGGCTATATGGATTTCCACGTGGAACGCGGTCGGCCACCAAAGCCGATGGGGTGCTACATGCTCCAAGTCGACAGAAACACACACACCCACGAACTCACCGCAGCAGCAACACCATGGCAGTAAAAGACCTACCTATTGGGGGATGGTTGAGGCGCTTTGCACCACGCATTCTGGCACAAGTTGGCGACGCCGACCCAGACGCTGGTGCTTTTGGGATTATCAAGAAAATGATTTTAAATGACGACATGTTGACGCCGCGACAAAGGCGGGAGGGGATAGACATTGCGGTGCAAAACGAAAACAGCGCCGTAACGGAGAGATGGACAAAAGATGCGGACACCACGTGGCTTACTAAAAACATCCGCCCATTGAGCGTTTTATTGGTGATTGCATCCCTCGTGTTCTTCACTTGGGCCGACGGCACTGACACGTTTGAACTATCGAAGAGATACTTTCAGCTGTGGGAGGTGGCAATGGCTTCGGTGGTAGGCGGCTATTTTGGCCTAAGGAGCGTGGAAAAAATCAAAAGGAAATGAAAACAGTATTACAAAAGCTGGCGCAGCAACAGCCGCGTCAAACCCACCTCAGCGGCGGGCTGGTGAAAAAGACCGACAGGCTGTTCAACGCTGTCGAAGACAACC